TCGTTGATTGTTTCCATTTGGGTTGTTGTAACCCGTTCCAAATCCCGGTTCTTTGCCTGCAACGTCTTTATCAACGCCAAATCGTCCGCCCGGTACTTTTTGTATTCCGCCAATGACAACTCCAAATTCCCGACTTTGATTGCGTTCAAACTGTCTTTCGTTTGGTACGTCTTGACGTCCTGCAATAGTATTTCGGTATTGCTCCGGTATCTGTCCCGTTCCTCGGTCAACCTCTTTATTTTGACGTGTTGCACCCAAAAGGCGGCGGCAACCGCCAAAATGATTGCCGCCCAAATCAAATACTTTTTCATACAATTTTCTTTATTGCTTCAAAATGTACCTTTGCAATCCTTTCTTTTCCGTCGTCGCTCATCATAAAACGGCAATCCTTTTCATTATCAAAAAAGAAATTTTCAGATAATACCGCCGGGCAAACCGTATGTTTCAGAATATAAAATTGGCTTTCTTTGGTCGAAACGCATTTTCCAACCATCCGGGGCAAACTCCTTTTCTGCCTCATTACAAAGGACGGTTGCAATTTCATCGGCTTTCGTTTTGCCGACGCTTGTATAACATTCCCATCCGGTGCCGCCTCCGGCGTTCCCGTGTATGCTGAACAATACGGCGTTCTGCCCGCAATCGTCATATATCACGTTAGCACGGCGGCAACGTTCCGATAATGATACGTCGTTGTCCTCCGGTACCAAAATTTCAAACTTTATTCCCTCCGCTTTCAACATCGCCGCAATACGGCGTACAATATCACGGTTAAACTCCCATTCTAACAATTGGGAACCGTCGCCCCAAATGGGGGAACGTTTTCCGGCGCAATCCACGCCGTGTCCGGCATCTAATATAATTATCTTATCCATTTTTATTTTGTTTTATGGGGCTTTTCGCCCCGGTTATTATTCATAAAATTCTGTTGCCCCCTTTTCTAACTCATCCGGTATAAACGGCATACCTACCATTTCTTTGAAGTTTATAATAACCTCAAACAAAGGTTTTCCGTCTGTTCCGCTTTGCAGATAAAAGCCATCATCAATGTTTGAATTAGCCAAAAATCTAACTGACTCGCCCTGCTGAATTGGGAATGATATACTTTTAGACTGAATGTTCTTGGCAATCTTTCTGTTTGCTTCAATGGTTGTTGAATATCGGCTGTTTGGAACTTCCGTTAATGAACCATCCGGCGCAACCTTTGCAGCCCAAAAATTGGCTTCATTAATTGTGCTTGTTTCGTTATATGCCTGCCCGGAATACTGAATTGTTATAATTCCGTCCGCCTCTGCCAATAAATCTCCTTGAACTTTGTTAGGGTCTGACGCTCCGGGGTCTGCCCATGCGTTATTATTGCTAACCAAAGCCAAACCCTTTTTAATGCCCAAAGGTATATTTCCTGCGGTCTTGTTGTACGTATATCGGTAACTTGCATCGCCTGCCGGGGTCATAACAACAAATTTTGCATAGTCTTTCTGATATTCCAAATATTTTTCCGAAATATGCGAACTATCTGTTACTACCATTCGATTAAACCACGGGGTTATATCCCCCTCAAAATCATTCAGTACCATATCGGTTGGCGTTTGTGATTCAGTAGGATATATAATAACCGCAAATTCTACTGCATCAGCCGGAACAACAAAAGTTTTGGTTGCCTCGTGGATTCCGCTTACTACATCTTCCGAAATAAACAATCTGTCTGCAATGCTCCATCCTGCATTAAATTGCGGTTGGTCATTGTTAATACTAAGTAATTCCGGGGACGGTGCGACCGCTTCCGTTCCGGTGTACTTCATCAAAGCAACAACAAAAGAGTTTTGTTTATCCGTAATCTTAACCGTTGCTTTATAATTTTTCCCCTTAAGTACATGGGTATCAAATCGGCTGTACTTCTTAAACAAAGAAAATACGGGTAAATCCTTTCCGTTATCTTTTACAACCAACTGATTGTTTGAAATACTTACTTTTGCGGCTGTTTTAACAGACAAATATGTATTATCGCCGAAATACATTACATCATTATTGACGTCAATTTCCGGTTCGTCAAAAACCAAAGCCCTTGAAAGGTTCAAAGAGTTGTAACCGTAATATTTATTATTCATTTTGATTTGATACCCGGTAAACGCCATAAATGCTAACAATGCCTTTCCGACTCCATAGTCTTTGCCTACTGACTGAATCAACACACATGAATTTGCCCCAATAGACAATAATTCTTCATTCGGGAAATTGGTTTCTATACGCAAATGAACATCAGTAAATGCCTTTGCTTGACACTCTCCCAAATACAATTCTTTGCGTTGTTTGTCGCCTGCTTTATAGTCAATCTGAACCGCCATAGGGTTGCCGTTTACATCTAATAACGTTTGGTCGTTATCGTCAGCAAATTCAAGTCTAACCCAACCGTCCTGCGTAATTCTGTTATCCCCATATTGCGTTGGCTCAATATACAAGCCAATTAAAAAGGTTGTTCCTCCGGAAATATTTGGGTCGTCTTGTGGGTCAATATCTTGTATAACAAAAGATTTCTTTTTCATATCTTGATATACTGACATACCGCCCTTAACTTTCAAATCAGAAAACCACAAGCGGGATTTTGCATATTTAGAATTTACCAATTCATCATTACCTAACATTGCCAATATTCCCTCTGCATCTTTTCCCGGAACAACGGATAAATCAGCCTTGAAAATCGGGTCTCCATCGGGTGTTTGTCCGTTTCCCATTTGCGAAATACGAACCGTTCCATCCATACTTCCGACCTCTGTTGCTTTAAATGATTTTTTTGCTATTTTATCATTAAACAAAAATGGAACATTTCCCAAATTTACATTTGCTTCGTCTGTATCACTATCGTATTCAATAAAGAAAGGTTTTTTAAATCGTAAATTCTTTGTCTGCAACACAATATTTCCCTGCTCATCGCTTGTTGTTAGGCTGCTATCAATAGTTTTATACCACGGAATAAAATCCCACGTATTTTCGTTCTGAATAGGCAAAAAAATACCTGCAATCCCATTGCTTGTAACGGTTATTGGTGTATTTGCCCCATCAATACTTTCTCCGGCTGCCGGGCTAATTATTGCCTTGTAATTGGCTGCCCCCGGTTCTTGTATAAGTTCCAAAATGATAATTCGGTTATCCGATACGGGCGGCAATGTCTGTTGAATTGTTTGGTTGTTGCTCATCTGATAAACCAACAACAAAGTTGTACTTTTGTTGTACGGGTCTGTATTCAGATTTACCCCCTTTTGTACCTCTTGGCGGTTGGCATAGAATAACGCCTTAATCTGCTCGTTTGTCTTTCCTGCTGTTGCCGGGTGCGCTGTTTTAGACAATGCAATAAAAGCCGCATTTTGCTTAATCATACGGTCAAACTCTGTTGGGCTTATTGGGTTCTTTGCGTCTGCCAATCCTGCCGCCAAACCTTTTTCTTTGAGTTTTGCCAAATCTACGTCCGCTAAATCATTCTGAGCAAAATTACCGTCCTTTGCTTTTTTCTCAAAGTCTTTTGCATCAACATTTGAAAGGTTTTTGCTTGCCCCGCCCAATGCCGCCAGCGTTGCGGCAAACGCCGGGGTTTTTACATACTTATCCAAATAATCTTTAATCCATTGTTCGTCCGCTCCTGCCGGAACCCACGGAATTTGTGCTGCATCATTAATTTCAATCGGCAAATATACATCAACCCACATTGCGCCCTGCCTATCGGAAAGAAATGTTCCTTTCTGAACTACTTCAACGCCCAATTTCTGTTGGTTTTCTGAAATGTATGTTCCGGTAATTGCTTTCGTGTCGCCCAAATAGGTTTGTGTGTAAACTTGCATTTGCCCCAATCCTAAAAGCGGAACGATATTAAACAACAACATATCGTTCTGAATCTTACAATTGGTGCAAACCCCTTTGTTTACCTCAAATTCAAACGGCTTACCGCTTCCGGTAAAAATCGAACCTTTGACGTGTACGGAATCCGCCTTAATTGGGGCGTTGTTCTTATCCCGGAACATCATCATAATAATTTGGCTACTGCCTGCTGATAATTGCTTTAATTGTGCCATAATCATTTGAATTTTTTCTTGTTAATACTATGTTTATCATTAATCGCCTTTATTAGCTTTTCGGCTTCTTCTTTCGTTATACACTTGACTATTTCCGCCGCCATATCTATTGCCTCAACTGCATTGCTTTGTTTGAGTTCGTAATTCTCTTTCATGCTCCAACCCTCCCTTAATAGAATACCCAATGTCAGTAATACAACAAAAAATGGAATACTGTAAAAAGGAAAAACTATAAGCCCCAAAACATCAATCATCGATACGTATAAAACTAAACGCAAATAGTCTATGATTTTTTGCCCGGTTTTCCGCATCGGGTGGCTGCTTAATTTTTCTTTTCTCGCTTTCACGGCTTCGTATGCCGTCCAAAAATCAAAGAATGTCGCAAATACTACAAAAACACAACATACAAAGATTATTATCAAACAAACTTTCATGTCGTGTTGAATGAAATAAAAATACTTTTCCATCGGTCTTTTTTGTGGTGCGGATTGTTCCGCACCGGGTTAAACTTTGCATATTTTGATAAAATATTTTTTTTCAAATATTCCCTAACAACAAAAACCTTTGTTGGTGTTACATAACAAATAACGGGCTAACCGTTGAAATGGCAATAATACGCCATTGTTCCCAATTAAAAATTCTTTCCATAATATTTAAACCATTCAAAATAACCCATATTTTCCAAATAACAATTGTCGTTTTCTGACGCTTTAGCCTCTTTTTCAAATGATATGTCTTTGTATGCGTTCTTTAATTTGAACAATGATTTAAAAAACCATTCCAAAACATACCAAATATAAAAAGAAAACAACGGCAATATATACCACCATGCCGAAATATCAAATATCAATTGCAATATAAACATTATTACCCATCCGGCAAAAAACATTTCTATCCACTGCCGGGCGTGCGTACATTCGTGATTGCGTACACTTTGAGGCATTTCGTTTTTGTCTTTAAATTCAGTAAAGACAAATGCCGTCAAAGTTATTGTTGAATAATTAGCCCATAATATTAAATGGGCTAATTTGCTATCATAAACTATTTTTTTCATTATAAACCTCTCATAAATTGTTCATATATATATGACATTCTTTCATGCCCTAATATTGTAAGATGAACCGCATCAATGAAATATACTGCTTGTTCCTTGCAATCATATCTAAGCCCGGAATTTGCTGTTCCGTCTATACATTGTATATGATAAAATTCGCACCTTTCTTTTATCCACGCTGCACGTGGTTTCAAACTTGTATCTCTGAAATAATACGGTTCTATAAACCCAATCTTTGCCGTTGGGTAACGGCTCTGTAATCCTTGAACTAAAACATTAAATGCGCCTTTAAATGTGGTTTTATCTTGACTATTGTCGTCAATTTCAGCTTTAAAAGGGTCGTTATATCCAATTTGAACTAATATATAATCAGAATTTAACGCAATTTCTTGATATGTATCCACCAATGACGTTTCGGTTCCGGTTATTAATTTTCTTCCGTTTATAGCATAGTTATTTATAGTCATTCCGTTTCTCGCTGCTATTAAATTACCATAGCTATTTTGTTTCCCTATTGTATGCCCTGCCGCTTCACTATCTCCGGTTACTGAAAGAACTTTTCCTTTTAAATAATTTGTTATTTTATTAAATTCTCCACCTTGATTTATTTTTGCATCAATCAATTTGTTTACTTCGTCAACCGTCATTACATTTTTGTATGAACCTATTACCCTTATACTTTTTACAATATTATTCAAATTTTGAGCAATCTTGAAAGAATCCCCAACTTTTATGTTGGTTGGGTTTGATATTATCAATCTCAATCCTTTATTGCTTGCACCTATTATGTTGTTTGTTCCTCTTCGATATACGTTATTACCCAAAATATAAAGTGCTTGACCTGCTTTTATCGTTAAATTTATATTAATTGTATTTTCTCCAATTTGCGCATCGTCAATTTCTTCTATTTGCGCAACAATCATTTCGTTTTCACTCTCTTTATAGTTAAATATTACAAGTTTATTGTTTTGATATACGCTTTTTGCGTCATATATTATTTGAGTTATATTATATTCTAATGGCGTATTGTTGTCATAGAATAATGTACCAAAAAACGGGCTTTCTGTGCCATCTCCTCCCAAATTTGTTTGGTCTATATCGTTATTAATTACCAACATTCTATCTCTTACTAAATAGGTTGTTTGTTGCGCTTGTTCCGCTGTTAAAATAGCGTTATCAGACGTTTGTTTTATCAGTTCAATTTCTGATAATGGCATATACTCTATTTGTCTAACATTTGTATATATTGAAAGACTTACACCAAAAGTATTTGAATATCTAATATACTTTGCATTTGACGGAATTGGTTGGCTCTTTAACTCATAAACGGTTCCGTTTCCACTTGTCGGAATCGCCGAAATAAACGTTTTCGCTTCATCATAAAAGCAAATTGCAGCCGCATCTTTAAATACTCGCCCTTTGTAGTTTATTTCTGTTTCCCCCTGCATTAATGAAACATATCCCTCACGGGCAAAGATTGTACTATAATCAATTATTGCTCCATTTCTTTTTGCAATGTAACCACGTCTATAAGATGATAGTGATTGAATTAATTCTTCAACCCTTTCATCTGTTGCAAGTCCCAAAATAGCTTTTGCAAAAGCCCCATTTTTCCATGTTAAAACTGCTGACTCTCCCGGATTTAATACAATATTACCAAAGTTTACATAGGTACCGGATTGCGAAGCTATCCAAAACAAATTTTGGTCGGGTGTTCCCGGCTTTGTATTTACATTTGCCACTCCGGCAAATTGCATATTCCCACCAATTGTATTTATAATCGTCAGCAAAGTATTTTGCAACACTTGCCCGGTAATTGCTTGCGTTCCATTCGATTTAATAACGTTGGAAACCGCTTGTTTCAGTTGTTCGTAATTTCTCATAATCTAATTAATTTAATTGTTTTTGAAATCATTATTGAAATCGTCGTTAAAATCTCCTTTATTGCTTATAATATAGCCACGTCCTATTTTCTTTACTACGGTATTTGTTTTAAACTCAATTTCCACGCTCGCCAAATCTCCCTGCGTTTGCCATTTTGGGGTAATTAGAAACGTGTCGCAATCGTATTCCCTTCCGTATTTATCAGTTATATGAATATAATCAGCCATACGGATAAAACGCATAACATCGCAAAGGAACTCCGGTGCCAATATCGTACATTTAAACGTTTTGACTGATATTTGTTTTTCCGGGAAAAAATACCCGTCCCGTTCTTCGCCATCCTCTTCAAATTCATAATCCGGTTTTCCCAACTCGGTACAAAGGTACAACGTATTTTTAAAATCCGGGTTTTTATAGACTATTTGCCCGGCATCAAAAACTAAATTTTCAATGTCCCACCATTCAATTTTAAGGTACCCGGAAACATCTTGTACCACCGTGAACATTTCAGAATACCATGTTTGAACGCCATCCGATAACGTCATATAATATATTCCGTCCAACTGATTTAATGGCATGGGTAATATTGACGGGTACAATATAACATCATAACCCAACGTTTGAAACCGGACAATCTGCAATCCGGTTTCTTTCATGTACGTTGTTATGTTTGCAACTTGCTTTCCGGTCTTTTCATACAATACCACTGACGTAACATTGTTTGACCGTGTGTTTCTCATTATCTGAAACGGTAACAATCTATCAGCCGGGGCAAATAACGGGTAAATTGCGCCGTATGCGTAACTTTTTCTGTGGTTCTGTTCATTTATTGACGTGTACCACGGTAAAACACTTATGTTGTTATTCTGTATCATATTTCAACGTTGCTTTAATATTTCGACTACACAAATTTACCGAAAGTTTATCAACTTGACCGTTACCGATATATGTTTTAACTAACTGCATCGGGTTTGGGTCTGTGGTTCCTGCCGGGAAATTCAATGTTTGTTTCTTTTTACGTTCCAATCCTCCCAAAGCATAATATTGGGAATTATTTATTTTGAGATTCCGTGCGGGCATATCATAAACCCAATATGTCGGTTGTATATTGGTAAACGCTAAATATCCATTTTGCAAAAAATATTCCACCCCATCAACGGTTTGTCTTGCAAACGGCAATTCCAATTGTCCACCTCCGGACGGCGTAACCGCCGCAAACAATGCGAATCCATCCGAACTAATTGCACCGGGGTTTAACAACATCAAATCAATATCGGACGTAAAATTTGAAATGTTTATTTCCTCAATTTTTCCGGCTGTTACATATTTTGACGTAATTTCTATTGGTAAACCCTCAAATGGTGTTGTTACATCATCCATCCACTCAAATTGATAACGTTCCGGCATTTCTACTTTGTCAAATGAATATTCAGACGTTGCAAAAGCTAATTTTTTGCCGTTCCTAACGTTTTCTAATTGTGTTAAATTATAATCAATAATCGGGTTATATCCATACGAACCGCCATTTCTAAACCAACTTACTTGTTCAATCTTAAATTTTCCGTCCTCAATATACCAATAACATTTGTAAATATCCCGTAACATCGTCATAATCTGTTGTAATGTAATCGGGGCTTTTTGCGCCGGGGTTTTATATTCGCCATTAATGATATTACTTTTCTGACTTATTAGCAACTTAAATGACCGCCCGGAAATAGGATTGTTTTTGTTATAAAGAAATTGGCTGTATTCCGGCGTCGCTTCATGCGTTACTCTGGGGGCAAATTCTTTTAACAATACATTGATACATGACGATAACGTAAACACATCACGCAAAGTATATGTTTTTCGGGCTTTTTCCTCTAATATCCAATCCATCAGATAAAACCCAAACCATAACGACGCATAACGCCACGTTGACCGGGCGATTGGATAAAACGTTTGTCCATATATGGAATAAGGCGGCTCAAAATACTTTCCACTGTCGGCTAATCCCCACTCGGTCGGCGTATCTGAAAAATTATTAGATATAAATGCCACGTCGATTGCGTAACCAATTGCCCGGCGGTAATTTCTATTATTATCTACAATATCATCGGACGACAACGGGTATGTATCTAAATCGTCTATTTTATCAACATCAACCAAATATCGGGCGTATATATTATAACTTTTCATATCGGCGTGCATCGTACCCGTTGCTCCGGAACCCTCAACGGCGGTTAAATCAAATTCCAACGTATCAAAAGGTTCTTGCGTTATCTTTGTATACCGGAACATTGCCACATCATCAGAACGGCGGCGTATCTCAACACCTGCTAGCCCAATAGGTAGCCCACCCGCAACTCGTTTTTGTGCAATATGGATATAATAATTTACATTTAATTCCGGGTATAAATCTCCCACAAATTCATCAGGACTTACACCCGTCGACATCCGCCCACTATAAAGCCCGGATATTACCGCCGGGGAACCTTGCGACGTAATTTTTATTTCTTTCAAAATATTACATAGTGCAAAATGATAGGTTTGTATTAATGCGTTTTGGTCAGTCGTGGCGTTTGCGTCTTGTTCCCAATTCGTGCCGCCCAAAAAGCACGAAACAATACTATCTCCGGGAACGTATATTTGTATCAATGGGCGTTTTCTTATTGTAAGAAATTCGATTTGTGGGGCCAACTCAATTAAATTGTATTCCTTTTCCAATCCTGCCAAAACGTCGTTGTATTGGTCTATTGTTTCCGGCTGTACCGTAACCAATTTATCATCATCATTAAACGTACAATCCGTTTTCATAAACTTTGCTTTATAGTATTGATTGTATGTTTGTCCCCAATCATCGCTTTTTTCGATATATAGGAAAAATTCAGAATCAAACGGGGCGTTATTGATAATATCGTAATCAGCACGGACAAAGTTTATTTTACCGGACAATTTAGCCCGGTAAAACCTTTGATTTGTTTCCAACTCATAATCCAACGTTAAATCATCCTTATAATTGGGGCGGACGGTTTGTTTGGTTCCGTCCTCCCCTATCTGCAAAAAGAATCTATATTTTGGTGTCATAGTCTTTTTATTTTACGTTTCAAATTCTTGTAACTTTCAATCGTATTTCCGTCGCCATCCACGTAAACCCGTCGTCGGTTCTGTTCCTTAATTTCCCTTACATCATCCGACAAATTGCGTAAATCCGGGCTTTGTCCGGTAACGTTTAACGTCAAACCGTCGCCGTCTGAATAGGATTTTAAATACTTATGTGCAAACGTACCATTGTTTAGCGAATTGATAACGTCCGGTATTATCTTTCTGAAACGGCGTGAACTTCGTTTATTTATCACGGCGAAAAATTCGCCGCCCTCGGCACGTCGGCGGGTTCCGTCCGGTTTTGTACCTAAATCAATATCATTTCCGCTTTGGTGCGAACCGCCCTCCAAAAGTTCAACGGTACCGTCGCCGTATGTTTCCGTTCCTCCGGTTCCTCCGGTCTGTTTTGCCAATTGCGCCGCCTTGATTTTAGACGCTGCAAAACTCGCCCACATTACGGCAATTGCAGGTATTGCAAACGGGAAACCTAATTGCGACCATATCAGCGCCGTTGCTGTTACCATGTTTCCGATTTGCTGCAATGTTTGTATTGCTGCCTGCTGTTTTTGCGCTTTCTGTTGTTCTTTCAACGCTTTTTCTTGGTTTTTCTTTGCCAAATCCAACTCCTTTTGCGCTTGTACAACATTATTGGCGTACCCGTTTGCCCTTGCTTCCAATTCTGCATCCAACGCCGATTGTGCGGCGGAAACCTCTTTATCCGCTTGCTCAACGGCTGCATCTGCTGCGGCAACACGTGCCGCCGTGAATGTATTTAACGCATCCAATGCGTATTGCATAGACGTATTAATTGCCTCTTTTTGGTCGTCGTCCAAATTAAGCCCAAACAAACCGTAAATGTCTGTTCCTCGTTCCTCCCCTTTGGATTGCTCAATTTCTTGGTCTATTTTTTTAATAGTGTTTTGAATTGTTTGTACCTCAACATCAGACAATTTATTGGCGGCTTGCTGATTTAATTCTAAAACCTTTTGCAAACGTTCCTTTTCTGCTTGCAAACGGAATTGAGTTTTCCGGGCTTCTGAATTTCTCAACAAATCAAACTCCGATTGTGCCAACGCTTGTTGTTGGTCGAATATCTGTAATTGCGCTTGCAAATATTCGTCCGCAATTCCGGCTCCCTTTGCGTCAAAACTTGCATTAATCGCCCCGGCGTCTTGCTGTTGCCCGGTCGGTTTCTGTTGGTTCTGTAATAATGCGGTTTGTCTTTCGTTTTCCAACAACTGCATCCGCAATTGTCTTTCCTGCTCGCTTCCCTCTTTGACTGCTTGCAAACGTAATTCAATGCTTTCTTTCTGCAACGCCAATTCCTGCAATTGTCGGTCTTGTTCGATTTTCAATAATGCCTCGGTTTGTTGCTGTTCCAACGCCGTAATTGTGGCGTTTATCGCTTGGCGTCCGGTTTCGTTCAAATCCTTTTCGGTCTGCAATTGGTGTTGTAAATCCTCAATTTGGCGGGAATACTGATATTGCGTTTGTTGGCGACGCTTTGCCCATTCGTCGGTTTCCAACTGCAATTGTGCATCCTGCAATTTTCGGGTTGCTTCCAAATTCTTTTTATATGCCGCCTCAATTTGTTTTGCTTGCTGTTCTGCTGCCTTTTCCGCATCGCTTTTACCCCTTGGCGTTACGGTTGGGTTCTGTGTCGTTACGGGCTTATTTTCTGTTTGTGGCGTCGGGGTATCTCCAACAGAAACCGGGATTGTTAACGGTTTTATTTTCTTTTGCATACCATCCAAACCCTCTTGGAAATTTTCTGTTATGTCTTTAACTTGGGCTTTAACCAAATTTCCGTACGCTGCTGCATAATCTGCCAATCCTTTTTTTACGTCGTCAAAATCTAACGTAAACGCCCCCTTTAATGCGGTTCCGGTTGCTTTGACTATATCAATAAAGAATCCAAACAAATTTCCCAACGTATCAAATGTTGTTTTGAATCCGGCAACAATCCCATTCCAAATTGCACGTATCAAAACACTTTCATTGTATAACTCAATCAAGTAATTGACAACATCAATAACCCCTTTTATTATCGCCGTCAATCCTTGGTTAACAAAAACTTTTGCCTGCGTTGTCAACGTTTCAAAATTCCCTCCGGTTGCGTCAAACAACCCGGATAATGCGTTTTGCAACTCAATTTGGCTTTGCAATTGTTCCTCCTGCAATTGCGCCAAAACTCCGGCTTTCCCTTTTACTTCATCCATGTTTGTTGAAATATCTTTCAACGTGCGCAAATACTGCAATCCGGCGTCCTCTCCGGGACCCCCGAATATATCTGCAATTGCAGCCCCGACCGTTGCCGCATTATCCGGCAATTCTGCCAATTTTGCGGAAACGTCTTGTATAACATCGAACGTTGTTTTGGTTCCGGTCTGCAAATCTTTTTGAACTTGTTCCGACGAAATACCGATACCGTCCAAAGCCGCCGCCGTCGCCGTCGTCATTTCACGCAAACGCAAATTTGCCTCCTTAATTGCGTCAACGCCTTTGTCCGAAAAGATACCCATTTTGTTTGTTTGGGCTACAATCGCAACAAATTGGTCTGCTGATATTCCAGCCTCTTTGAAATATGCCGGGTATTCTTTCAACGTGTCTAAAAATTCCCCGTTCGCATCGCCTCCAGCTAAAAACCCATCCTTAACCAATTGCAATGCCTCATTTGCAGAAATACCAAATTGTTTTGATAATGCGTTTGTTGCAATCAATGTTTCCCGGAAATCTGCGCCGAACGAATCTGCGACGGCTTGCACCTCATTTCTAAACGCTTTCAAATCATCGCCACTTTTCCCGGTAAATTGTTGCGTCAATCTCGTTGCCTCAACTAACCCGGCGTTATAATCGTACCACCATTTAAACGCCGCACCCGCCGCCGCAATTCCGGCAATCGCCAAAAATACCGGGTTTGAAAGTAATCCCAACAAAGTTTTTCCCAATGCTTTTGCCCCGTCGCCAATAGCTGTAAAAACGGCTTTACTTTCAGCCCCGCCACGTCCTAACGCCAAAAGACTTTCGCCAAATGCGCTATTTAAACCTAACGTTTCTTTTAATTTGTCGCCATACGCAATAATTGCGTCGGACGCCTCCGTATAATTTCCGACGTTCAATTGAAATTTCCCGGTTGCTTCCTGCAAACGTTTCATTTCTTCGTATATTTCTTTGGTTTGTGCAACCAATTTTCGCCCCTCCTCGGTGTTTTCCCGTTCGGCTTTAGTCATGTTGTTTAAATAAATCTTATTCAATGAATATTGCGCCGATAAACGGTTATAACTACCCTCGGCGGATTGATTTATTTTCACAATCAGTTTATTAATTTGGTTCGCTTCCTGTTGTGCCAATTTTAACTCGGCTAACTTTTTGGCGTTCTCGCTTTCTGCAAACGCCAAATCACGTTGCGCACGTGCCAAACGTTCCGCATCGTCTGCGGCTTTCTTGGTTGTGTTCCTGCCGTCCTCGGTTGCCCCGGAAACCTTTTGCAGAACCGCCGCCAACTGAATTGCTTCCGCCCTAATATTTTTCAACGCATTTGTATATGCGTCTGAAAGTTCATCCAATTGCTTTATCAAATCAGTAATCGAATTATCGGGGCTTACCAAATCAGAATATTTAATTGGGTTGTTGTTATCTGCCATATATCCGACTATTTGTTTTTGTTATTTTCGGGCAATCTGCCCTACAATCAATTTTCTTTTCTCAAATGTATAATTTATCGTCTGAAAAATAAAACACCTTAAATCGCCTTATTTTGGCTTTTTCTGCTTGCTTTTTTCGCTTGCTCCTTAATGTATTCAAATGCGTTGTAATATTCCAAAACGGTAAACGATTTTGGGTTTACGTGCAAATGTTGGGACAATATCAAACACATATTTTCAAACCGCTTGTCGTATTGTATTTCCACGCTATCCGACCCGCTAAACGATTTGGGTTTTGTATAAGTCAACAACAACGTCGTAATATGGTCTATTTCTTCCCGTTTGTCGCTTTCGTCCCCCTTTATTATCGCATCCAACATTAACATCGTGCGTTGCTTCAATTGGTCGTAATACTCTTTAACCGTGGCGTCGTCGAATAGTTTAGGAAAATACAATTGCAATTCTTCATCTATTTTTTTTTTGACCGCTTCCAATTGGGCGGTCAACTCGGCGTTCGGCGCATCGGCGAATAAATCCAATACCTTTTGCAAACCGTCCGCCGTCATATCGTTGTATTCGGTTCCGTCCACGGACTTAACCAAACAGGCAAACGCCAAATACTTTGGCGATATGGCGGATTGGACGAAATAAACGTTTTGCCGCAAATTATCCAATTCCTTTCCCGCCAAATCCGGCTTTTCCTTTCGGATAAACCGGATTGCCTTTTCAATATGCGCATCCCAATCGTTCAAATCCGACCCAACCCCGGCGTCGATAAGCAACATTTTGTTATATGCGTGAAATCGCAAAATCGGCAATTCGTCGATACTGTCGTACAACACAACCGCCCGTTCCCCTATCTTTGTCGTTTTCATAAGAGTATGCGGGTTATGACTGTTGAACAAAACGGGACCAATAACAATGCCGGGTTCCCGGTGCATATAGCAAACAGGACGGACAAAACGACCCCCGCCCACCATGATAAGCAAAAGCCGCAATTGAACATCTTAACAAAAAAGTCGTTGCCGTGAACTTGGACGTACTCAATAACGCCCCACTTTTTTAACAGGGTCAACAGGAACGCCGCCACGGTTGCCACGACCAAAACCCAAATAATGAAAGTTACCATATCGTTAAATGTTACAAGGTTGATTAACTGACAATACACCCTCAAAGCGAAAACCGCCGAACGGGTGCATTAAAAATTGATTATCTATTTCGTCCAACGTAAACCCACGGTACACGTTTTCCGCCAACTCATAAATCCGGTTTATTACAATCGTCCCGTCTTTCAGCCAAAAACCGCCATTTAGGACGGTCAATATTTCGTTCTTCAATGCCTCGGTATTCCGGTTGTTGAGTTGACCGGGGTAAACCTTGCGCAAATCGAACCAAACAATAAGAGAAAACGGGGCTTTAATCTCGCTTTGCTCTTTGGGAACCCAACCGACCGTTTGCGGGTCGTCTATCCAAAAGAACGAAAAATTGCCAATATTGGCATCCGGGGAAACGTCGATATAATCATTGTCGCCTCTCCATTCCGTCCCGCCCGCATATACGTTCGGGGTATAATAGCGTTTGCCCTGTATCACTTTGGCGATACGTTGCGCCCGCCCAAATGCGACGTCCAACCAATCGACGTTATCCATTAACCCGGTTTGTATGTTCCCCAAAACCCGGTCGATTAAAACCGGGTTGGGAATTATAGGGGTTGTTCTCTTATTCGTTGCCATATAATACGTTTTTTGCTTTCTTCATTAAGTCCGGGAATATATATTGCCAAATCAACGCCGCAATATTTTCGTCCGTCAATCCCAATATTTGCCGCCCGTACTTTTTTATTAAGTCCTCCGTTTTGAAATCCGACGCTTTTATTTCAAACTGTTTGTCGCCGACTTCCAAAAAAAACGACGCTTCAAAATCCCCGGTATCCCGTAACGTTACCCGGTTTGTCGGTTGTCCCTTTTCCTCCTTTATGGCTATCGTCAACGGCGAATACGGGGCGTAATCCATAATATCCACGCCCAAACGGTTAATACCTTGTTCAAACAATTGTTCCTCGGCATTCATATCAACAATATAGGCGTCATTGTCCCAAATGATTTGTTGAATGTATGCGCCGGACGATAACCCGTTGTTGAACGTGGCAACCCGGTTGCGTAAATCCTGTATTGACTTTAACCCCGCCATAATCTTACGTTGTCCGGTATTTTACACCGTGGTTATTACAAGTAAGGCAAATACGGTCGATACCCTGCGTATCCAACCGCAACGCCTCGTATGCTTTTTTAAGGTCATAACCCAAACCGCCGGGGCGACCCTCAACGTTGCCGTCCAATTCGTAAAGAATTTCTAACCGGGTTGCGTTTACTTGGTTCCGGTTTACCTTAACATCGGGGTTCATTGCCAACGTGCGCAACATGATTGCGGCGACCTGTCGTTGGATAACCGTTTGGAAAATCTGCCTTTCCTTAATGATAAAATCCGTTAGGTCGCAACCAACGGTTATTTCGCAATTCAACCCGTAATTCTGCGTATTGGTGTACATCGTCAACGCAATATCCCACAACTCCGGGTATTCGTCGAATGTTTCCGGGGCGTTCATCATAAACGGGGATACCTGTAAATACTTGGTTATTTCCCGCCAACGCTCCAAATCAACGTAACCCGTACACGTCCCGCACGGCTCCCGGCTCCAATCCTTTGTCATGTTAATTGCCTGCATCCCGGCGGGCAAATCGTTTTGGTTGTAACAAAGGAACCACGACCCCCCGGCGTTGTTTCCGGTACTGATATACGGCAAATAACAATCTTTCAACGGGAACCATTGAAAACCGCCGTTTGTCTGCGTAAAATTCAAATCAAACGTCTTTATCGGGTCAATTTGGGACGAATGGAAAAGATACATACGGACAACCCCGGTTGCGCCCGTCATTTGCAACCCGATTTGTTCGATTTTCATTGTTACGCCCATAGAACGAACCGGGACAATTTCAAACCCGACTAATTTATGATTATTCGGCAACGTCGCCCGGATACGTCCCGCACCGTCAAAGAACGTGCGCCGTTCCAATAGGTTCTTTGTTTCCTTATCCAATCCCTTTATTTGCGTGAATGTTTGTACCATTTGCGCAATACCGTTACGGGTCAACCGCTCCAAATAATCGGAAATGAAATTGTACGGTTGCCAATATGGGTTGCCGTAATCGTCGTTGTAATCGTCGTTAAAATCGCTTTCGGTCGGTTCCTCGTTTTGGTTGTCCCGTGCGGCAATCCAAACTTTGTTGTTGTGGCGAACCTTTGCCCCGGCTTTGTATTCCGGTATCATATTCCAAACCGGATATTGAAAAACGAAATCATCCGGGACGATTGCCCGGACATTATCCAAAGTAACAAGGGGGTGCGCACCTTGAAACGTCAAACCGCTTTCCGTCTGCGTTAAATTGTCGTCTATCGCCTTTGCCGGGTCGTATGATTGTTCCCACCCGACGACGTGCAATAATGCGTCCTGTATTTCTTTTAATCGGTACATCTGCGTTTGAAATAAATAAGGGGGCGGGGATAACCACCCCGTCCCCTCGGTTTAACAATTCGTTATGCTCCGGCGTTATGCGCCCGCACCTCCGGCGGGAAATTCCCCGGCGTTGGTTACATATACAGGCATACCCAACGGTTCGTTTGGATTGCGGGCGGCAATCTCGGCTTTGATAATCGGGTTTGCCACAGTACCCGGGTTGCTGTTGTAAGCAACCATATACGCCACGTCAACGGAAAATCCGAAATACTCCTTAACGGCGCACGTCAAATCGGCGGTTGCGGCGCCCATGATTGCGGACTGGTCGCCAACGGCGGTGTAATAGTGCGAACCAACGGGCAAATCAATGTACGGCAAACGTACAACGTCCCATTCGTGGAAATTCGCACGGGTGCGGCGCAATGCCTCACGGTCAACACGGGTAAGGATACCAACATTACCGTCAGCAACGGCAAACATGGTTCCCATTTTGCCCGCTTCGTCGGTTACGTTGTTCGTGTAGTGCAAAACCTTGTTGTCGTACTCCATGCGCTTGTTTACGTCGTTGTAAACGCCATGTTGCGCAAGTTTACGGATAAGGCTATCAACCCCGGCGTTGGCGATAATGTGGATATATTCCGGGTAACAGTTAGCCCGCATAATCGGGTTAATATCGCCCAAAATCTCGGTCGCCATTTGGGTTGGAACCTGTACCACGTTGCCCGCCTCCGTGTAGTTAAGCAACGTTTTGAACACCTGTGTTTTGTTTGCCTCCAATGCGGCAACGGCTCCGACGTCCAATTTGTCCGCCAAAGCCCGGCACGTCTTTTCCATTTTGCGCAAAAAGTCGTGTTCGTAGGAAATTTCGTTGTTCATGTATGCGGCGGGAACCATTGTAAAGCCAATGGCATAAGTCGCCCAAACAACCGTTACCAATGCGGACGTATTTTCATCGTCAGCGATAACGCACGAACGGACATTGCTAACCTGTACATCGCCGTCGTAATTGATAACGGGTACTTGTACCGTGTTACCAATGGACGCAAACGCACGGTCACGCAAATTGGGGTTAATGATTGAGGACGGGGCGTTGGTTTGCTCAATGAAAAAATCCAATGCGCCATACTCACACGGGCGGGTCATATTACGGTCTAATTCCGGGTTTTCAATCCGCCAATTTTGCAATCTTGTTGCTACTAATGACATAATGTTAAAAATTTAATTGTTATTAAATGCGGGTTTACCCTTTACCCGTGATTGTTTACTTTTCCGGCAATGCGGCAATATTGTTGTCCTGCCATGCCTGTTTCATTGCGGCGTCGAACTTTTCGGAACCCGCCGTTAAACCCTGCGCCATAAGGTTTGCGGCGATTGCTTCGTAAGCCTCGACACGGGTTTTTGCGCCCGTTATGTCAATGGTTGTTCCGCCACCACCGCCGGAACCGCCCGCCGGGGGAACCGTTCCGCCGCCTCCGGCTTGGCGTCCCTTATCCAAAATACCCATTGTTTCCAATTCCTTTGCCAACAGGTCGCCGGGGGTGTACGGGTTCAACTGATTGTTCGGGTTACGCATAATTGCGCCGCTTTCGTCCTTAAAAGCAAGGATTTTACCGCCTTTTCCGTCGTCGATATATTCGGGGTTCATACCCTTAATTTTGTCGATTGCTTGCGCTAACAAAACCTTTGTTGCGCTTTCGGGCAATCCCGGTTTGAATTTCAACCCGGCGGTTGCGGTCTGCAATGCACCCTCGATACGAACGCCGAACAACTCCGTTTGGAAATTCTTTTCGGCTTCATCGTACTTGCTTTTGAGGTCGTTAAACTGCGTTGTTACCGCCGTTAAATCGGCTTTCGCCTGTTTCAACGCCTTTGCCGTTTCCGCATCGGTCGCACCGTCGGCAATTGCCTTTTCCAAACGTGCCTTTTCTTTCGTCAGACTGTCGATTTGGGTTTGCAATGCGCTTGCGCTTTCCGCTTTGGTTTTGAACTCGGCGACCACACGTTTTGCGTAATCAAACGTCTTTTCGGTTCCGTTCTTTGCGATACCGGACGCCGCCAAAATATCGGCATCCAATCCGCCGTAAATTTCGCCCGTCTTTTTGGCGATAACGCTATTTTCGTCGTTGGCGGACAATGTTGTAATTGCCGCAATTTGTTCGTCCGTCAAACCGGACAAAGCCGCATTTGCAATTAAAATTTCTCTCGTTAACATAATATTCTTACCCTTTGAATTAATTAAGTGCGATTGCTGCTACTGCTCCGCTGTTTGCGTTAATAATATCAATTGTGTATTTTGGGGAATCCCCGGTTGTGTCAACCAACCAACTAACAACACGTGCATGGCTGATTTTCTTTTCAACCTCTTTTGTTACCAAAATGACGTCGGTAATTGTTCCGCCCTCAATACATTCAATCAACTTTTTCTTTGTGTCGCCATCCAATGCGGCGGCGGTTGTTGTTACTTCAATAACCAAATTGTCCTGCTGTGCAATCTGTGCCATAATCGTATTTTTAATAGTTTAATACTCTGTTACTTTTTCGCTCCGGGTTTGTCCTCGGCTTCTGCCTTTGCCTTTGCATCGGCTTTGGTTTCTTTGGCGGGTTCCGCCGGGATAACTCCCGCCGCTTTCAATTCCGCCAAAATTTCAGCCTTTAACGCCGCTTTTTCCTCGGCTTTGGCTTTCGCCTCGGCTTCTGCCTTTGCCTTTGCATCGGCGGCGGCTTTTTCCTCGGCGGCTTTCTGCTGTGCGGCGGTTCGTGCCGCTTTTTCCTCGGCTTGCGCCTTGACGTACTCGTTGGGGTCGTGCAATACGGTAATCGTGTAACCCTGTTTTTTCAGTGCGTCCAAAATGCCGTTTTCAAAGGACTTTTTGCCGAACTTTTGGATACGGGGAACGGATAAGCGTTTTCCCGTTTCGCTGTCAAACTTGCGTACCTCAATAACGCAATGATACAAATGTTGTTCGTTGCTCGGTACAATGTAGTTTTCGGGGGTGACGTAGGTAATTGCGACGTCCTTTGTTTTACCCTCGGTTGCTGTTTTTACTTGCATACTCGTTAAATTTACTTGTTATTATTGAAATCTTTTGGTCGAATGGTATTTGCGTTCCAAATTCCAAAATGTTTGTATTCTCCCGTTCAAACCTGCGGACAAAGTTAGCGAAATTCAACTTTATACGCAATTCATTCTCCGGGATTAAGTTACGCCCGTACAAATCCAATACCTCGTTCCGGGTCAAATGGCGGTACGGCTCCAATTCTGCCAATATCAACATACGTTGCAATTGGGTTGGGTTGTTCCGGTACTCCGTTTCGATAATCTGATTTTGTAGGGCGTCCAATTCTGCCTCACTTGCGCCGCTTTCCTTTGCCGACTTGTAACGGTTCCGCAACTCGCTTGCGTCGTACAAATAGAACTCCGTGCCGTAATTGACTTTTGCAGATACGAACATATTGCCGTATCGCAATCGGCAAACCGTTTCATCGACGAACTGTTGGGCGGCTTCAAAGCCTTTTTTCACTCGGTTTAATACCGTGCTTTGGCTCTCAAATGCGGCTTTAACCTGTTGTTCGTTGAATGCCTCCCGTTGGGTTACTTCCTCGTTTTGTCCGACGACGGCGGTAATAATGTTTTCCCGCAATCGCTTTTCTTCCTCAACGTTATAATCCAAACTTGTACGGTCAACGGTCAACATTTGTACCGGGTTCCGCAAATCGGGTTGTTTGTCCCCGTCCGGTATCGGTATTTCAACAAAGGAACCCGCCCCGGTAATCCGTTTGTCGCCGCACTTGGGGCAACGCATCAATAACCCGGCTTGGTCTAACCTGTAATACCCTTGTTTGTCTTTCAAAAATCCACCGTCGCAATAATCGCCGTTTTCGGCGTTTGTAAAATCGCACGATTGTTCGTAACCGGAATATATCGGGTACGCCCCGTACATATCCAAATGCCGCTTCGATATATGGAAAAACAAAAACCAATCCAACGCCTCCAATTCTTTTGTTAGCGGGGATTGTTTAACGTCCGGTTCTCGCAAATTCATTGGCTCGTTCCAAAAGAAACGGGCGGGGCAATAGCGCAAATCGTGTGGGTTATCAACCAATAATTCGCCTATGTTGTCGCCGTCGTCCTCTGCAAATACTCTGTATCGTTCATCGTCAATAACTGCAATACGTTTATCGGGTTGGCGGAAAATTATCCAATCCATAACCCCGGTTGTCCGGTTTGCCTCAAAGGTTATGACGCTTTCGATAGGTAGCCAATAAAAATACGGGGTCGGGTATCGGTCGGCGGGGTTTTGCTCGGCGGGCAAATCAACTATTAAGACGCTGTTTATTTCCGTCTTGAAAAACTCCCAACCTTTTGTATTCCAAATTTCCGGCTCCTTTAATACATCTTGGCGGTAATACTCCCAATCGTCCCGTTGTTCCGTGTTTTGAAATTGATAGTTGAACGCCGGGTTACGACCGTCGAAAATACGGCTTAACTTATCAAAACAAATGCCCGTTACCTCGTTGGTACGAACGGGGTAACGGAACAATGTTTTGAAGATTTTGAATTTATCGTGCGGGATAAGATTTTGAACCCATGCCAAAAAATCGGTCGTGGGTAAACACATTAAGGGCGTTACGTTGGTTTGGGCGTGAAATTTAATGCGGTTTTGGTGTATGACCGCTTTATTTATCGTCGCCTTTTTCCTCGGTTCCGTTATTTCCTTTTTTATGCGTTTTATATCTAATCCCATTTTCTTTGCTAAATTCAAAAGGTGTTTTTTCGGGCAACTGCCAACCGCCATTGTTAGGCATCCGCAACAGGCGTTCGGCGTGGTTAATCTCAAATTCTTCGGTCGTGTTAAGGGTCGGACACTCCAACACGACCTTTGTAACTTTCGCCGTCATTACGCTTATGCGGTTTTCAAATCCGTAAGCGGGTTAAACGCCGGGGCAACAATCGCCAAATCGTCCGACCAATTCGGCAAAAACGACCATTGTATTGCGTTGCTGTCCGGGGCTTCCAATCCGCCCAACGTCTTATCGCCGATAAACAACGAACGTATCGGTATCGGGTAAAATGTACCCTCCGTTGTGGCGTCCTTAATGGCTCCAATTGCGCCGTTTTCGTCGAAAATGAAGATACCCAAATTGTCGCCCCAACTTTCGCATTGCATTTCCTTTAATGCCTTGATAACCGCTTGCGGGGCTTTGCGAATAACTCCGGTAAACGGGGTCGGTTCACGTCCAATAATTTCTTCTACGCCTCCCAACGTTTCGTTACCGCCTCCAAAGGTGCGGGCGGCTCCCGCCTCGGCGGTCGGGGCTTGGATATACGGCGAAACAACTACTTTCGTGCTATCCTCCGCCGATAACAGGGGCGTCCACGACGCTAACGCCGTAATCGCTTTTTCACTCGTAAAACTGTTTTTGCTTCCGTCGTCTTTCATAAGACGTTGAAAAGCCACTTTCTGAACCTGTCCGAAACTTTCCGAACATTTAATTGCGGGTACATCGGGCAACGCCGCCCCCGCCGGACATTTACAAATCATACTTCTTTGTTTTTAACGTTAAAAATATTATTACTTTCTCCGGGGCTGTCCCTTTGCCCTCTCGTTTCGGTTACAAAGTTATAAACTTTTTCCCGGATAATCTTGCATATCTCAAAAATATTGCTAATTGCGTCGTCTTACGCCTCGGTTTGCGTGTGCGTATGGCTGTATATTGCCGTCCGCAATCTCCTTTTCATATATCCCGGTCAATCCGTCCTCCGGGTCGTCGTGCGTATTGGCTCCGAAATTGCGCAAAAATCCGGTTACATGGTCGTAAACGGCTTTGTACCGGGTTTCCCAACCGAACGGCATAATTATATGTTGATTAACCATTGCGGACGCTGTTATTATCCGGCTTTCCTTGTTGCCCCCTTGATAAAACGGGTCGGTAATCGCCCGGACTTTCTTTTTGATAACCTTTTCATAACCCGCACCACCGTTGTTGCTCTCAACCCACGCTTTTTGCGTCCCGTTCCGGTTAATCATCGCCGGGACGGTTACGGTTGTAACGTCCGTATTTTCGTCCGTCATTTCCATATCTGTAATAAGGGCAAACAATATCGGCTCCATGCGCTTTGTTTTCTCGTTGAAAAACAGATTGTCGGACTTATACACGTCATACGTTGCGGCAAACAACAGGTCGTCGCCCTCGTCGGCAACGTCAATGTATGCGCCGGAACGAATGTACGTGCCGTAATCGGATTTTTCGACCCACGTTTTGAAAGGTTGGTACAATCGACCCTCGGCGGAACCGGGGTTGCCTTGATACAGGCATTGAAATTGCACCGGGTCTAATGCCTTTTGCGCTTCCAACTTTTGCTTACTGTGTCGGCTTTCCCATAATGCCGCCCCCGGTTCCCGTGGGTCTATCTCGGTCGGTTCCCCGGTTTTCAACCCCTCAAAGTTTATGCGCACCCACGCCCCCGGCGTTACGTCCTCCAAATCCGCCCAACACTTAACATCAATAATCGTTTCGCCGCTCTTTTCAATGCGCCCTATCAAATCGTCGTCGTGCCAACGGGTAAATACAATCAATTCTTGACTATCATTGTGTAAACGGGTGCGTACAACGGTCGTGTACCATTTCCACGCCGCCGCCCGTACTATCGGGCTGTTACCCTCGGCGTAATCTTTATACACGTCGTCCAATATCGAAACGTCCACGGTTTTAGACGTCAGCGAACCGCCACGACCGACGACACGCAACGACCCCTTACGCCCGACCATTTCGATAACATCGGAATTGCGCAAATAGGTATTCGCCATTGTTACGACGTTCGACCCATTTAAGTACGTGCCGGGGAATAATTCACGATACCGGGGCGTGTCGATTATTCGTTGAACGTCCCGGTTAAAATCCCGTGCGATTGTCGCCGCATACGAACCGATACATATTTTGCGGTCGGGGTCTAACCCCAACATAAATGCGGGTAATTTGCGGCTTGACCCCTCCGATTTGCCATGTTGCGGCGGCTGTTGTACAATCATCTTTCGTATTTTGCCATGCGCAAACATATCCAACAGGGTATAATATACAACATGAAACGGTTCCAATACCAAATCCGGTTGCATATACCGGGCAAAGTTGATAAGACGTTTACGGGCGGCGGCTCGCACCAATTCGCCGGGGTCTGCCTTGATTGCCTCGTACATCTTCAATAATTCCTCGTTGCTCATGGTCGTACAATTTTATCGGGTGTAACTATCAATTCGCCGGGCTTTTTCGGTATCCAATTCAAACACGCCGTTTCGCTCCTTATCCGGGAACGGTTCGGGGTAAACGGACAACGGCAACAAATCGGCAATCTATTTGCAACATCTAAATTCTCATGGTCGAAATACCAAACACCGTGTCCGCAATCCCCGCAATAATGGTTCGTTTTGGTTACAACCTGTTTAACAACATTCATTCGCTTTGCCATTATTGCGCCCCTCCTTTCTCGGCGATTGTCTTTTGAAATTCGGCGGACTGCAATTTGTCGGCGACGGCAAACAACAGGTCGTCCGGGATTGCCTTAACATCGTATTTCGGTTTATCGTCGTCCGTCCCGGCGTTGTATCCGGGTATCTCGATTTTAACGGGTGCATCAAATCCCAACATCTTTGCCCGGCGTTGTTGAATGTTCAACAGCAAGTCCAAAAACCGGGGATTGCCCGCCGACGTTTCAACGGTCGTTTCGTCATACCCGTAATATTCCGGGTCGCCGTCGGTCGCATCCGTTTTGATAGGACGCCCCCGGTTGGTTTTCTCTTTGGTGCGCTGCTTTCCGGTTTTGGATACCTCCCACGCCTCCCACGCTTGTTGCTCCATTTTATCCAACTTGCGCAATTCCTGCGTAACATATTCGTCGATTGTTTCCAACCGTTCCCGCTTCCATTCGATAAGGCATTGTTGCAAATCGTAATAAACCATTTGAAACGAAATTGTATAACCAACGCCACGGGCGGACAAATCCCGGTTCAATGCGTCGGCAATTTCTCGATACGAATAACCACGCAAAAACAAGTCGGCGCAAAACCGTACATCGTAAATCCTTTGTTCCTCGGAACGTTTGTTGTATCCGGGGGGCTTTCGCCCTTTGTTCAATTTTTCCATCGTCTAACCTCTTTTAATGTCAAACAGGGGTCAAAATCTGCCTTTTACGCCTTTTCGTCCTTTGGCTTGGTTCCTTATCGGCTCCTTTGCCTTTGTTCTTTCGTTCCGGGCTTTATCCTTTCCCCTGTTTACCTCCTTAAAACGTTGCTTACCCTTTGCAAGTTATTTGCACGGAATTTCCATTTTAAGAGGCTTTATTGTCTTAACCAATACTTTCTATATCTCGGCGGTTATCTTTTAACCACGGGGCAAATTTACGGCTTTTCCGGTACATTGCCAACCGTTTGTTCTCTCTCACATATAAACGGCAAAACCCCGGCTTTGTTTCCGGGGCTGATTGCCTAATTGCTTATGCCTATTTCGTACCTCCCATTTGAGCAACGAAAATAATGTTGCGTTCCACGGGGGTTGCTGTATTCCGTTCCCCCTTTCATTTCTTTTATTGCCAAACATACCGGGGCGGGCTTTCCATTTACCGGAAATTCCGGGTTAAAATATCGACACGTTCCGCATATCTTTTCGGGCTTCGATTGTCCGGGGCAATTACTTTTTCCCATTGTTGCCCCCTTTCCTTTTGTTCTTTGCCCGGCGTTTATCCCGTGGGTTCCTTTTCGGCATTTCGACCCGGTGTATTTCTACTTTGGAACCGGGGAACATCTTGCCGAAAAATTCCGCCATTGCTCGCACCTCCTTTGGGACGTCGAACGCCTCCGGCTTCTTATGCTCCGGGCAAATCCCCCGAACCGGGCAATTGTCGCAATCCTCATTCCGCACAACCTCGCCCGGCTTATCGGCTTCTTTGAACCCGTGCCAATTGTCCCTCCGTGCGGACGCTTCGGCGAAATTCTCCATTGCTTCAACTGCGACTTTCGCCAATATGTAATCCGGGGTATCGTTAAAATGCGCCTCCAAAGAATTACGGTTGATAACCTCGGCAATCTCTTTCAAAAATTTTTCTCTTTTGTTCATCGCTTTATTGATTTTTAGGTTTGTACTCTTGGCACGGCATAACGCCGCACGATTGTTCGCATTTGAACGCCTCGCAATAACCGTTCCCGTTGACATCCTCGTTTGTAAAGTTGGCGCAATTCCCGCATCCCTTATCGCCGGGTTCTTTCGGTACGCTTACGCCTTTCGGCTCAAACTCCCGGTTAAACTCTCTTTCCGGGCGGGTTGTCAATCGTCCGTCCGGTTCCCGGACAATGTAGTACGTTTCCGGGGCGTCAATGAAAATGCCGTTGCCGTCCGGGAACGAATAAACCGCCCGCCCGTTTGGGGTTCTCGGTATCGTCATGGTTCCGCCTCCGGTAAATCTCAACAGGTCGTCCAAATTGTCCCGGCGTACCTATATTGCGTCAACTTCTAACAACGTGCGGCAATATCGGGTTCCCGCCGTGGCGTCCGGCTCAACTAACCGGGTGCGGATTTGTTCCGGGTATTCCGTCGGGTCGTACTCGACGTTGAAAACAACGGCGGCGTCTAACGTGTGGGTAACTAACAAGCGTTTTCCCAATCGTCCGGCGACTGCCTGTTTTAGTGCTTCAATTGCGTTTCCCTGTATCTCGGTTGTGTCAACCGTGATTTCGTAACGGTCGGGTTTTTCCTCGACCTCCGGTTGGCTTTTGGCAATATCGCCAATCATAACCAACAATTCCGCATCAAACGGGTTTAACTTACTTTCTGTCATCGCTCTAATTTTTTATTCGTTCTTACTGTTTTCGGATATACCAACCGCCAAAATATCGTTTTTCGGTCGGTTCTGTTGTACTTATCGCATTGCAAGTGCGCCCCGTTGCAAACGTCCCGGTCTATCTTGCAACGGACGCACCGTTGGCAAAACAGGGTTCCGGGGTCGTCTGCTAACCTTTGGGCGGCTTTCGTCCATAACTCGGCAATAATAACCATGCCTTTGTAAATGGCACGTTCGCCGGGCTTGTACTCCCTTTTCGGGTCGAATATTTCGGGTTGCTTTACTCTCATTCTTTGCCCGCTTCGTTTACATAGTCAAACAATGCGTCCAAATCGTCCTTTGCGCCTTTTACGCAAATTCGTACCCTATCGCCCCCGGCTAATGCGGTTTCGACAATCTCACAATTATACAGGGGGGCGTTTATCTGTATCATTGCCGCCGTGGTATTCGTTACAAACTCGTTTCTTTCTTCCATGCTCTCGGATTTTAGAAGTAAATTAAATGCCTCCGTTGGTTCGTTCTCGCTTTGACACGCCCCCAACAAAAGCGTTGCCAAAGATAACAATAAAATCTTTGCTTTCATCGTTTTACCTTTCTTTTAATCCATATAAACCGTATGCCAATGCCGACAAACAATATTTTCGCCTCAATATCAACATAACGGTCGTAACCGTTTATTGCATCAATGGATACCCCAAATTGCCAACTATGATATTGCCAATACTCACGGGCGTAAACATAGACGCCGACCCGTCGGATATGAAACCCAATTTGCGCCGTATGTACGTCGCCATTGTTGCGGATAATTCCAACCTGTTTTTTACTCATATCTCCAAATATATTTTTTATAATGTTTTAAACGTCCCTTACAGCAACTAATAATATTTCCATGATTAAAACCGCATCTTTGCGCATCATGTATGCAATCCCATTTCTTTATAAAATTACCCTCTAAATCATATTGATAAACGGGTTTTGCATTGTGATTATCTTTTCCGGTTTTCTTAAACCATGTATTTACTTTCTTCATGGTTTCACGTTTATTATTAATTGCTTTTTGATAATTCAAATTTTGCTTTCTCGTACACCAACGTAAATTAGTCGCATCGTTATTGGCTCGGTTGCCGTCGATATGGTCTATTTCCGGCAAATTGTCCGGGTTCGGAATAAAAGCCGCCGCAACTAATCTATGAACGAAATATGTTTTGTTTTTACCATTATCTGATAGTATTACCCGCATATATCCGTTTTTACTAATAGATTGCTTTCGTATCGCACTTTTACCCGTTCCCCGATAATTTACAGACTTTATATTACCTTTGTCTGAAACTTCATAATTAGCGTTTATAAACTTCCAATTTTCCATCTTTTTTTTTGCAAAGATAATATTAAACCATAATACAACAAACTAATACGTTTCTTTTATTTTATTGTATGCCTCTTTATCCAATACCATAACTTTAGGATATTCGACAATACAACCTTTTGTATATACGAGATTATAGATACCCAATTGCCCCTTAACCGGAAATTCAATAACCCGGCGGGGGTTGCGCATCAACCACCCGTACCCCTTTGTTATTTTCGCCCTCTTTTCCTTTGGAATCCGGGTGTTTTCCCAATCCTCCGGCGTAAACTCTTTTATCGGCTTTACGTCGTACAACTCAACCAATCCCAAAGTAACGCCGCTTTCCATTCCCGGATAAACCGGGGACGCTGCGGAACATATCAGCACGTCGCCACGGTATGACGTGTTTTTGCTCCGAACTTCAATTGTCTTTTTCCCGTAAACAATACCGTTTTCGTCCTTGTACGCCTCCGTTACCAAATCATTTGCGTATGGCTGTTTTACGGTCAACGCACGCCAACGGTCGTGTTTTTCCGGGTTGTAATCCTTATTGCTGTACTGCATATTTACTTTTTATTTTCGGGTTCCTCGGTTTCGTCGTCGGGTTCCGGGTAATGGATAAATCCAATTTGCCGGACGTTTTGGATTGGCTCGTAAATGATAACGACAACATCGCCGTCCGTCCTTACTCCGACCAATCGGTAATCGGCGGGAACCTCAACCCGTATTTCACTTTTCATTGTTAAACAAATCCCAATTAACAGGGACACAATACCCCGGCAATTCTCCCCGGTCAATCCCCAACGGATTAACAATACTATTTTTCCAATAGATACGGGGTTGTTCCGGGCGTCCCTCCCAAAGTTCCGTAATCGTGTCGTAAATCAATCGTATTTCCCGTTTCGGATATTTGCCGCCGCTCTGCAACCCGATTTTATACAGGTCAACGAACGGATACGACAATTTGATTATCCCAATTGCCCGGTCGTACATTCCCGGCGGGATTGGCTCCACGCTTGCAAAGGTGCGGAACCCGTGGCGTTTTGCCCGTGCCAACACATTAACCCGCATCATATTTGGGTCGGCGTTCGGCTCCAATTCGTCGCAACCTGTCAACGTTGCGCCCAAAGCGATACGGGACACGTCCCAACCCTCGGACGCCTCGGCAAAATCAATGAAGCGGTTCAACCCCTCGGCGCATTTGCTCAATATCTTAACCGGGACGCCGTGGCGTTGGCATACGCCGACCGCTTGACGGGTCAACCGTTCCGTTTCCGGCAACAACGGGTCGGTCGTGAACGAAAAGAATAACCCCGTTTTCTGCAATTCCTCCTTATGCGCCAACAATTCGTTTTTGAAAATATCCAAAGCGTATGGATATTCCCGCAACGTCTTTTTCAACTCCGGGCGACTGCCTCCCAATACCTTTACGCCACGACCTTTGCGCAAATAACAGTAAGTACAACCGTTGGAACAACCGACAAAGAAATTGGCGGCGTTCTCGGCGTATTCCCCGGCTTTACCTTTTGGGCTGTAAATAACTCGTCTGTTTATCGCTCCCATATCGTCAACGGCTTAAAATGGTAAATCGTCGTTTCCGTCGGGGGCGGGTGCATCCGGCACGGGCGGCGGCGGTACTTGCGCCCCGGCTCCGGTCGCTTTCGGGGTCAACATTTCCATATTGGTTGCGACTATCTCGGTAACATACCGTTTGACGCCTTGCGCATCGTCATAACTCCGGGTTCTCAATTCGCCCTCAATATACAGTTTGTCGCCCTTTTTGACGTACTGATTGGCGACCTTTGCCAACCCGTTTTGCAATACGACGTTATGCCATTCGGTATGCTCCGGGATTTGCCGCCCGTCCTTTGTGGTATAACCTCGTTTCGTGGTTGCCAACGAAAAGGTCGCCACGCAACCCCCGTTGTCGAACTCCCTAAAATCCGGGGCTTTCCCGGTATGTCCCATCAAAATAACCTTGTTTACACTCATACAAAAAACGCTTCAATTATCCAAACAATGATACTATACAACGCCCACATATAAGACGCAACCGTTAACGTCACGAACGTGTATAACGCAATTTTATATCCGGTTTTTGATTTTATTTTCATGTCACTTGAATTTTACGCAATCCAACAAATATTGTTTCTTATTGTCCGACCATCCGGCGGCATGGTTTATCGCTTTTCGGTCGTCGTCGTGTACGAACTCACAAACCCAACCGCCGACGCTTGATTTTTGAACTAATCGAACCAATTTACCAACAATGAAAGAACGCAATTTATAATAACTTGAATTTTCGCCAACAAACAAAACCCGTCTTTCTGCATTTATTTCGGGCGGATTTTCGATTTGCGGG